ATGTCACTTTGCAAAGATAAACAAAGTTTTCGGCAGCTAATATATCAGATTTCTTACTTAGAGTTAAAGTAATGCGATATCTATCGGCACCCGGTGAAGCAACATTTGGTGTAGCACCCTGGTTATCATAGAGAGCCGAATTATCGGTTGCAGTGATAACTTGTTCACTAATCTTAAATCCAACCTGCAAAGTTGGATTGCTAGTGTATTTGCTAATGATTAAACTTTGCTTTTCTGTAAAAACAAAGTGTCCTTGTACAAAGTAAACTCCGCTTCCTACATTTATTTCTGTACCACGACCTGAAACATCTGAAGAAGCAGTTGTCATTGACACAGAACCATCAGAAAGAATTTGCGAAGCTCCAACTCGAATTGTTGAAGCTCCAGAAGTTCCAGCAGTCGTCGAAATATATTCTACATATAATGTATCAGGATCACTTCCAGTAGCTGGAACTACTCTAATAACTTTTACTTGAAGAGCAGCATCTGGTGCTTGAACTGTAAACGTTTGCCCAACAACAGTTGTAAGATAGTCGGAAGGCAATTGACCTGTAGCTAGCTTGATAAACTCAAGTCTATTATTACATGTAATACCACCCGGTACTACGACTCCACCTTCAACAAATACGTTCGAACCAAAATGTTCAATTTCTTTTTGTATGATAGATTGCATTTGATTGAGCTCTCTTGCTTGTAGAGCTCGACCAGCATTAAAGAGAATCCTATGATAGTTAGCACTATCAGAAAAATCGTCTTTATATATTGACGCAAATGTTGTACCAGTTAAATTTGTTGCCATTCTTTACACCGTAATAATAACTTTAATATCTTCTGTTTGTGAGGCAGATCTTACCACGCTCGCTCTGTTTTCGATATACAGAACATCTCCACTAAATTGATCTACTGCATTATATTTATCACCGGAATCGATAGTGGCTGAACCGACACCGTTACCAGTGATTGATTCGCCATCAGTAAATTTTCCAGCTACGTTATTTAAATTCTGATGGAAATATACTATATTTCCGCTTGAGCTATCGAGCTCAGTAACATATGCAGTTGTTCCAGAAGTTCCGCCGGTGATTAATTCGTCGACAACAAGCCCGGATGCAGCGATTGTGCCAGTAAGTGTCATGAAGCGGCCAACTTTTGATGATGCTCCAGTAAACCTTCCACCACTCGATGCGCTATCTGTATAATCTAGATTTTTCATAAGAACAATTTGTCTAAAATCATTCGTAATTTGGAAGTTGCCGCCTTCGGCACCATCCGGTTTCATATTAAACATTACAGAAGAAGATTTAAGATCGCGAGTTGCGCTTTTACCTATTCCTATAGATGGACCAATAATTGGTCTTAATTGTGCTGTTCCACTTGAAACTTTTGCTCCAGCAAAATTATATCCTTTTCCAAACGCAGCTGAATCATTATTCATTTCAACTTTTACGACTACGCCACCACTAATTGTTGCTGTTGCAGCGGCTCCAGTTCCATCACCATTAAAGGTAATAGTCGGAGCAGATGAATAGCCAGATCCACCCGAAACAATTTCAACACCTAGGATTTGACCACCGACTGCTGTGTTTTGAATATTTAATTGTTGTAGCTGAAACAAATTTGCCGAAGCAGAATCGATTGTAATGTCTTCGACCGGTACAAAATTTGAAGAAAGAAAGTTAGTTGCGTTAGATGTTGCAATAGGATATAAAAACTTCCAAATATACCCGTCTGCTGTAGTAAAGGCTCTGACCTCTGATACTCCTGCAGCAGTATAACTAGGTTTAACGGTCGAAGCATTTACTACTCCGGCAGCATTTTTACCTTGCTGTAAACAAATATAAACTTCATTATCTTCTGTTAATACATAGTAAGAATTTGTAGGAATTCCAACAGAAGCATCGCTCCACGATGAGTATATTGTTCCCGATGACCAATTATACCGTGGAATTACGAATGAACTTGCTGTTACTTTTTTCACTGCTTGGAGATTATTCCGCGCTTCTCTTTCTTCTTTCAGAGTGCGCAAAGGCGTAACGACAGTATCTGAACTATCCCATACGTCAGACTTACCAATTCCGATGTAGTACTCGTTACTATCAGTAATAGATTCTACTTCACTTAACAGTAAATTAGTAAATTGTCTTTTGAGAGGATCTGTTGCTATTGCTACCATGTTTTATCTCTTATACTATCAATTTCCGTTGTTTTTTTCATTTCGTTTCTTACGCTAGTTGCCATTAGAAAGTAACCGGACTTCTGCTAGCACCAGCAATAAACCAGTCGCTGCCATCCCATATAAGTTGTACGGATCCGTGGTTAGCTTCAAGCTGAACATATGTCTTACCATTAACTGCAAAACTTGTAGGAAAAACGTTTGCTAATGAAGTCGACTTATTAGTAAAAACTTTATATTCACCGACAGTTGTTCCATTCGCTAAACCTACATTTATTATGCCGGTTCCATTTAATATAATATATGACGCAGCAGCTGAAGCAGTAGTAGATGTAGTAACTTCAACCGAAGTATAGGCAGCTTTCGAAATATTAACTGAACCAGTTCCTTTTCCGGTTATTTCTAAGTTAATGTTTGAGGAAGGTCCTGTTACTGTAATTGATGGATGGTCTGCAGAACTGTTAGTAGCATTTGTAAATTGAACCTGTTCTGTAGCTCCCGCAACTCCGACTAGCGTAATTACTTCATTTCCGTTTGAATCAAAAAGACCAGTACCAATTTTCGGCGAATTAATTTGAGGACTGTTAAGTGTCTTACTAGTAAGAGTCTGAGATCCTTGATCTAAAACAATAGTACCAGTCAAATCTGGAAGAGTAATTGTTCTATCTGTAGAGACATTCGATGCTTTTAAAAATGTTTCATTTGCATCTGGTGTGTATCCTTCAAAAACAATTGCGTCTGAATCAATTACTATGTAACTTGATAAGACATTACTATCATTACCAAGATGTTGATAAAGTTCTACAAAATTGTCATTAATTTTTGTTGCAGCAGCCCTAAGCGTATCGCCAGTTCCGTCGTTCGCTACCGCGCCTGTTGCAATGTTTTGTCTAGTCATGTTTCACTCTTGTTTATTTTACTTTATTTATATCGACGAATCAGTAATATCCGCAAGATATCTAGTAAACATGTCATTTTCTGTTGTTTCGTATGTCATTGACATGTCAGGTCCAGCTGTGTTCGAACTATCATCGAAAGTGAATGAATTCGGTGTTATAAGATCTATAATAGTTGGATAGAATCTATCGATAACTCCAACAGAATCGCCCGCGAAATCATTGACTGTAACAAAATCAGTAACTCTTAAAGTAGTTCCATCGGATGAATCAACTAAGAAAGTCATAGCTTCACGATTACTTACAGTATCTTCAACTGGTTCAATTGGAATAGATGTACTCGAAACCAAAGTTCTAAATAGATCATCAGCAGCTTCATCTCCAACTGCAGATATTGGTATAAGCGCTTCAGTTTCAGAGACAACTTCACCGGCAAAAAACCATCCAGCTGGATGCACAAACTTCTTATAAAGTGTCTCGTATTCGGCTGTCGCTAGGCCAACTTTGAGTAGTATAGAGAAAATCTGATACCGGCGATTGTCTTGAATAAATTTTTGAGATTCGTATCCTATTAGAGATTCATTTACAATGAATATGTTGTTTTTAGGATATTCTATAGAAGCTTCTTGATTAAAGAATCCTCTGAAAAATCCTTCTGCTGAAACTACTGTACCCTTTACTTGATAAAAACGAGAAAGAAGTTTTGCCATCAATCTTGGTTGAGCAAAGAATGATGATGCAGTTAAACCATTACCTATTTCACCAATTAATTCATCAAGATAGTCTAAATCAGTTTCCGAGATATCTCGAGCATGATGTATTTCTGAAATAATATTTGAAAAACTTTGTCTACCAGAACTATCTAAAAAATTATAGTATTCATCAAGTAGCTGTATAAGTTTAGGATTATCTTGCTCATAGTAACTAGGAAGCACTTCACCGGTTTTAGAAGTAAAGAGCGTAATATTACGTCGATTTCTATCATTTATTACATGAGTCATTTTTATAACGTTGTAGCAGTATTTTGATAGTCGAGAACACCAATTGAAGTCGACCGATTTGAATCAATGGTTATAATATAATTTCTCAAAGGACGAATCGTACTTTGATTCCCTGGAGTGCTTGTTACTTTAACGCTGTCGCCGACATGTGAAGATATATTAACACCGACAAAACTTACAACACCAGTACTTTGTGCATAAGATCCAGCATTATCAACAATAACACTTCCGCTCGTCGTGTCTACTAATTCTAATATTGTGCTGTTTAATCTATTTCTACCAAAAACAGTTTCGCCAGTCGCTAAAGTAAATACCGAAGTAGTTATAATATATTCGGTAGAACTTGGAGAAGATAACACTACCGGAAAGTTGATATTGTAATTCAGTGCCGAATTAAGCGTCGGAGTAAATCTTTGTTGAATCTTAACAGTCATAGTAGAGTTTAATATCGCCGGCGATAAAGCATCGATAGTGGCGAGGAGAGTAGATCTTCTAAATACTGCATCAAATGTACTTAAATTAGCAGAAAAATAATTATTAATAGTATTTTGAATATTTACTTGTTGAGCTTCTACTGTTATTCCACTCAAATCAGGATCAAAATTAAATCTTGTTGTTAATTCTAAAAACGTATCGATGGGATCTTCGAAAACCGTGTCGATCGACATAATTCCAAGATTAGCTGAGAGTTGTGATTGAATCGAATTTTTGATAACAGTCTGATTATCGCTGGTCAATCCTTCTATAAACTTTAAGGAAACATATACGCGTCCATATACAGGAGGCACATTATCATTTCCACCCCAAGCTGTTGCATCTTGTACAGTAGATGAATATCGAGAAAGTATAAGTGCTTTATAATCCTCTGCAGTAACTAATCTTTGTTGAGTTGCAAAGGATATCGGAGCATTTGCTTTAATTGAATTAATTGATTCTTTTTCAGCTCCGCTCGCCGAATTTGAAACTGTAGTAATTGTCAATGGGTAATCAGTACCGCTCACTGTAACGTCTTGATCAGCTACAAAAGTAGTACCACCATTTGCGGCCGCTCCGATAGAAGAAATATACTCAATCACTATTTTATTTCCAGCTTGTGGAGCTAGGCCTAAAACATTGCCTTCACCAAATGAAATTTCATAAAATCCGTTTGGTGTCTCTCTAATAATGTACACTTTAGATTCAGCGTTAATCCTAACGGTATCTTCAATATCAACGTAGGATACAAAAGAAGAAGATGTCACTGTTTCATAGACTTTTACATTTACGGTAGAAGTGTCAATAGTGACATCTGGTATTACGTATACTTGATCGTCTGCAGTATCACCAATTATAAAAGTTTTTGTTTTCACTGTACCTTCATAAGCTGGAATACTGGTGCTGCCGGCAGAAGTTACAAATGAAAAGTTTCCAGCTCCATCATTCGAAGCAGTATATTCTTCAAGTGTTTGGAACGTGTATGACTGGCCATCTATGCTAGTAGTAAAAGTTGAATTTTTAGGAAGAGTTGCTAAAGGTAAAGCTGCGTTTGCAGTTGCTAAACTTAAATTGAGATTAACAACAGAAGCAGTTCTAGAACGAGGACGATAACCCAATGTTTCGGCGTGAGCTACCACAGATGCTCTTAATTGCGCAGAATTAAGAAATGATTCGTTAATACCGACATTAGCAATGAGCCCGTTGATATGAGTGTTGTATGCTAAAACATCAAGAATATTTGACAATCCACTTGCTTCAAAATCATAGTCTTGAAATTCTGTGCTTCTCTGTAAATATGTTTTTAAACTTGATTTAATCGCATCAAAATCTAAATCTGTGGATTGAATAGTTGCCATTATCTCAGCCTCGTGAGTGATACATTTAATTCTACTTCTTCAAGTGTGTTTACTACTTGAAATCTAACTGTAATATTAACATTATAATTATCTGGGTCGATTCTAGCTATTACTTTTCTAACTATTGCTCTTGGTTCGTAGTTAGATATTGCCGCAGATACTCTATCTTGAATCTCCAATTCATCGAATTCATCACTTAGTTCAAAGAGGAATCGATTTAAATCTCCTCCAAAAAGTGGTCTAAATGGTTTTTCATTATAATTTGTTAATAGTAAATTTTTAACAGCTTGCTTTACTGCCGCTGCATCAGACTTTTTAAACACATCACCGGATGCTCTTTTCGCAAACGTCAAATCAATATCAGAATTCACTACTGTTCGTGAAGTTATGATTGATTTAGTATTTAAATTTCCGTCTTCGACTGCAAATGCACGTGCCATTTAAAAATCCTTTGATCTATTTATACTAAATTTATCAACCTCCGGCAAAGACATTTGCCGAACCTGCAGCAACTGATGTGCAAGTTGGATCACCAACTCTTCCGGCTTGTTTACCATTTACATACACTGTTGATGACCCAGATGAAATAGGTGCAGCATGACTGGGACATGGAGCTCCGGGAAGTAAATGCCCAGTGTTATTATCTCCTTGACGACTCCAACCAATGCTATTAACAAAAACGTTTGAGCTTCCTTGTGCTCTTGTCATTCCTGAGCAGTGAGGTACATCAGCATCACCTATTCTAGTAGCAGCAGGCATTATTTTAACTCTCTCTTCATTAAATCTTTAAATCTTTTTTGCCACTCATCAATTTCATTATGTTGTTCTTCGGTGTGTGGACCTTCTGGTATTATTGGTTTGAAGCTAATTAAGTTATCAAAAGCTTTTGGAATTTTATCAAAGTCATTATATGTTTTCAATTCACCGTCTTTTAATATAACGAATTCATGAGTCATTAGTTTAGATCAATCCTTGCTGCTGTTACTTTAAAATTACCATCACATACTATTTCCATGTCACCTGTAACATGAATTTTTTCGTTACCTGTTACTGTTTTAAAACCATTCTTATGATGAGTTACAACATCGCCATTCGGATGCATTTCAATAAAGGTACCAGATTTATGATAAATGTGTATGCGCTCTGCATCTTCGGTATCATCAATTTCAATTACATGTCCCGATGGAGTTGCATGAACTGCGTTGTTTGGGTAGACCGCAGCATATGGTGAAGCTGGTTCTCCAGTGACACTATCTGGTGTTTTAGTAAGAGTGTTTGTACCGCGAGCGAGTTGACTTGTTGATCTTCCACCTGCCGAGTCATCTTCGAGTTTTGGCATGCTTCCGAGAACGAGTGGAAGCTGTGAGTTAGTTCCATCAAGGAACACTCCAAAGACTCGAGCATTAACTTGTATTCCCGTATTGATTCCAAGTCCATTTGTTCCTCCTTCAGATACCGGTATAATTGTCTGAGCCCACGGCAAGCCTTCGTCTGGAATATCAATTATATTTTCGGAATGGATGCCCATAATTCGTAGTCTTAATCGACCAAGCTGAAGTGGATCATTAATATCCACAACACGTCCGATAAACCAACGAGTCTCGTCACCATAGTAATCTTGATATCTTGTAGGAATCATCTCTTATAGTTACCTATCTTCACACATGTCAGTGATAGATCATATTGTTCTTTTTTAAACATATGTCTTGCTGCATATATTAAATAATCGCCAGACTTCTTTGCATCTATTTTTCTTTCTCCAGCTCCGAGTTCAGGATCTGATGATAAAAATTCAGCTCTTAAATTATTTCCTATCGTTGAGTGTTTATCGCCATCAATGAAGTCTACTCCATCAATAACCATTGTCAATGGATTTTTCTTTAATACGTTGTCCATAGCACGAGAAATAATTTCTAGCTTATACTCACTAGCTAGCTTTTCTTCACGATAAGAATTTTTGTATGATTCACCATCTTCAAGTTTATACGAACCAGATCCACCGACTTGTACTATTTTTCGATTTTGTAATTTATTAAACGACTTATTGTTTATTTTATATTCTTCCGAAAACGCAGGATTCGCTTGATTTTGTTGTAGCACACTGTCCGAAGCTAAAATATCATACAGATCTTTCTTTATGTCAAAATCAAAAGACTTCTGTTTATCATTAATTGTATCGATATACTCGTACTTTGAACCGATTAATCCTTTTCTAATAATCTTATACAGATTTTCTATATTATTTCCAAATGTATGAGATCTAATAATTCTTCTTTTTATATCCGGATCCGATGATTGCGCTGCCATCGATGAAACTTGATATGATATATCTGGATTAATTACATTTTCTTGTAACATAGTTCCAAGATCATTGAACAACAGCTTATCTTTTACTAGAGAAGAATAGATATAAAAAGGATATCCTCTTTTCGATGTAACTCTAGAAGTAATCCATTTTAAAGTTTCAATTGGATTCAAATTTGGAACTATAAGATTTAAATCTTGTTTAGCTATTGACGCTGAGAAAATTTGTTTGTTTAAAAACTCTTCGGATATATCTGTAATAATTTTAGAGACTTTTCCTTTATAAAATCGATTGACATTAATCAAATTGGAAATATAACCAATGTCTTCGATTAATTGCAAAGCCATTGTTTGTATATTGTCTCCAGTTTTTTCTGTACTTACAACATGTGTGATATAAAATGTTTTTGATATTGGTTTCGTGTCTTTTCTCATAGAGCGAATTTTTATTGATATTTTTTCAGCTCCAAGAAGATCTGC